AGCTCTAATTCCTATATTTTTTGGAAACCAGCCCGAACCAGCTCTAACCGGCAGATACCAACCGAGACTAGAAACAACTACGCACGTTGGCAGCCAATCACGCGCAACCGAAATTGGGGAGTTTGCAGAGAGGGTGCTAGGGCTACCGCTTATGGCGTGGCAGCTGCATTGTCTAGAGGGTTTGACCGCTTTCGACGACGTTGGTAAGTGGTTACACCGTGTAGGGCTAATAAGTGTGGCCCGGCAAAACGGCAAGAGCCTTTTAAGTAGCGCGGTTATCGGGCATTGGCTTACTAAAGAGGCCGAGCACCGAGGCCAGCCGCAAACAATAATTAGCGTTAGTCACAAGTTGGATTTAACGGCCGCGCAATTCAGTTACTTGGCGCCAATCCTCGAAGCCAAATTTGGGGCCGAAGTTTCGTGGTCATACGGCCGCCAAAAGTTAACAATGCCGAATGGCAGCGTGTGGCATATTCGAGCAGCTACCCCGGCAGCCGGTCACGGTTACAGCGCCGACCTAATCACCGCCGACGAGGTATGGCAAATTTCCGAGGCCGCTATAGACGACGGTTTACTACCGTCTCAACGTGCACGTAAAAACCCGTTGTGTTTACTTGTGAGCACGGCTGGTACGCAAGAAAGCACCGCGCTATTACGTTGGCGTGACCAAGGGCTAAGGGCTATAGATAGCGGCAAACAAACCACGTTGTACTTTGCCGAATTTAGCCCTAGCCCACAACTAGACCCAATGACGCCCGAGGCATGGGAGTACGCAAACCCCGCACTAGCTGGCGGCCTCATTGACCTAGACGTAATTGAGGGCGAAGCGCTCGGCCCAAACCGCTCGGCGTTTCTTAGAGCGTCCGTCAACCTTTGGCAGGCTGTAACAACAGGCTGGCTAGAAATAGGCGTCTTTGACGCTTGCAAAACCGATACCCCGCCACCCCCCGGCGGAGTGTTGGCTATCGAAAGCTCAACCGACGAAGCCCGCTATACCGCCGTACGCGCCGTACAAGCTGGCAACAAAACACACGTAACCGTAGCGTTTACCGCTAACAGCGTTGCCGAAATGTGGCGGCTAGTTGACATAGAAATAGAAAACAACCCCGGGCTACGCCTAGCAATAATCCCCGCGCTAGAGGTAAGTTGCCCGCCCGCGCTCGAGCGTCGCCGCACCATAGTTGGCTACCGTGAGCTACTGAAATGGACGGCCGCTGTGCGCTCAATGATTGTAGAAAACCGTTTACAACACAACGGCGAATTACTACTTACACAACATTGCGCCCGAGCCGTTTTAATTAAACACAACGGGAGTGTTGCTTTATCCACGTCGCGTAGCCCGGGCCCTATCGAGGCAGCGCGTTGTATGGTATGGGCCGCCGCCATGGCAAGCCGCCCGCAACTTGTCGGTAAACCAATGATTATGGGCGCTAACCGCTAAAGTTTGTTTGGCGCTCGCTGGCCTTGCTTTCCGTCGGGGATTGCTCGCCGCCAGCGAGTGCCACCATTAGCCGCCTAAATATGGCACACTAAACGCATGGCTATTTTTACGCGCAAACCTGAACCAGCAACCGTTGTTAAAGCCGCTGCCGGTAGCAACGCTGGCGCCTCACAAATTGGCAACTTTTTTGCGTACACCGACGGCGTAAACCGTAGCCGCTTTATGCAAGTGCCAACTATTAGCCGTAGCCGCGATTTAATGGCAAGCCTTGTTGGCTGTCTGCCGCTTGTCATGTATAAAGAAATGTGGAACGGCGACGAAATGGAAAAAGTGCCCGAGGCGCCGCGCTCATGGCTACGACGCATTGACAAAGGCGTAACAAACAACTTTATACTTTCGTGGACATTTGACGATTTATTTTTTTATGGTAGAGCTTTTTGGTATTGTGTTGAGCGCTCGGCCGATGGCTACCCAATGTCGTTTACACGTCTACCCGCTGCAATGGTCACAACACAAGACCAAGCACAAGGTACTGGCGTATGGTTCGGCCCGTCTAAACAAATTTTGTTTCAAGGCTTACCAATCCGTTACGAGGATTGCGTACAATTTTTGAGCCCAATTCAAGGTTTGATTTATACCGGCGCAACGTCAGTGGACACCGCGTTAAAGCTTGAGCAGGCCCGCAACAGAAACTCGAGCTCGCTACAGCCAGCCGTAACGCTTAGGCAGACTGGCGGCGAGCCTATGAGCCCGCAAGAGTTAAGCGACTTGGCAGCGGCCTACGACTCGGCGCGTTACGCGTCGGCCACGTGTGCCGTAAACGAATTTGTAGAGGTAATACCTAACAATGCAACGCCCGACAAAATGTTGCTTATTGACGCCGCCGAATACCAAGCAAAAGAAATTGCGCGCATTGCAAACGTCCCCGCTTATTTAGTTTCGGTATCTATCGGTAATTATTCATACGTCTCATCAAGTGAGGCCAGCCGTGACCTTTATACCTTTGGGGTTAAGCCATACATAGATTGCATACAAGAAACACTAAGCGCGGATAACGTGCTACCACGTGGCACGGGTGTTATGTTTGACATCGAAAGCTATTTAGAAAACCAATACCAAGACAGCGCCGAAAACATGCCGGACATGGCAAACGAGGTAAACAATGCTTAGGTTAATCCCACAAGAATTAAATTTAGACGCCGCTAAAGGTGACGCGCTGCCACGTAGAACCTTGGCTGGCGTCGCCCTCGAATATGGCGTAGAGGCCGTTGTATCCGATGGGCAAAAAGTACGTTTCGAAATGGGCGCACTACCTTTAGAAGGCAAAAAACCCAAAATGTACTTAAACCACGACAGCACTAGCCCAATCGGCTTAGTAACCGCTCGAGAGCTTGTCGGAAATACCGTCATGTTTGAAGCCAAGATAAGCGAAACAACGCTAGGCAATGAGGCGCTAGAGCTTGCAAAAGACGGCGTTTTGGACAGCGTAAGCGTAGGCATTTTGCCCGTCGAATTTAGTTTTGACGAGGCCGGCACCATGGTTGTAACTAAGGCCGATTGGCAAGAATTAAGCCTTTTGCCCTATGGCGCATTTGAGGCCGCCAAGGTGCAGCGCGTCGCGGCAAGTATCCACCAAGAGCCCGACGAAATAGAGTTAAATAATACACAAGACGAAAACGAGGAGTTAAACGACATGGAAAAGACCGTAGAAGCACCAGCCGTAATTGAAGCAGCAACCGTGCAAACAATTTATGCACAGCCGCGCCAAGCTTTTAAATTGCCGAGCACTTCGGAATATATCGCTAGCTACGTACGTGGCGGCGCCGACTTCGCACAACTTAACGCCAACATTAAGCAAGTAAGCGTTAACGCTGCCGCACCAAACATTACTACTTCGGACACACCCGGCATTTTGCCCGAAATTATCACCGGCAGCGTGTATGACGGGCTAAACCCAATTCGCCCTTTCGTTAGCGCAATTGGTACTCGCGCAATGCCAACACAAGGCGCAACTTTCCGCCGCCCAAAAATTGTGGTGCGGCCAGTAGTAACACAGCAACCAACAGGCCAGCTAAACACGCTCGACCCGTCAACCGTTGAGGTTTCCAACTCTGACGTTTCCAAACTAAGTTTTGGAACATACGTCACCGTGTCCGAACAAGACTTGGATTGGAGTGACCCTGCAAGCATTGACATTATCCTTAACCAACTTGCAATTGCTTACGGTCAGGCAACAGACAACTACGCAATTGACACTTGCCGCAATGCAATTGTGCAAACTCAATCATGGGACCCACAAGTGGCCAAAGACACAATCGAGGGCATTTACGGTGCAGCTGTACAAATTAGCAACAGCAGCAACTACTTGCCGTCGCACTTGTTTGTTTCGCCTACTGTGTGGGGATACCTCGGCGCTCAGGTTGACGACCAAAACCGCCCCGTGTTTCCATTCGTTGGCGCACCGGGCCTTATGGGCCAAAACGCAAGCGGTACGTCGTCGGCTACTTCGTGGAACGGCAACCCGCTTGGCTTAAACCTTGTCGTAGACAAAAATTGTGACGGCTCGTTCATGGGCCACGCTGCCGGCCCTGCCGCTGGTTTTGAATTCTACGAACAGCAAAAGGGCGCTATCTCGGTAGACGTACCAGCAACCTTGGGCCGCACTATTGCGTTTAGAGGCTATGCCGCTGGCTACATGGCCGACGCCACCAAGTTTGTCAAGCTCGTTTAACAACCGAAAGGTAGGCCAACTATGGCCGCTTACTCGGTCACACAAAAGTACTTAACCGACAATTACGCGGTTTTAGTATTACAAACAAACGCCGACCCGCTCGAGGTTGGGCAGTCTGTAGTTATTACTGGCGTTGACGCGACGTTTAACGGCACGTATCTAACAGCGGATTTGCCGCAATACTATTTTACGGGCGTAGACGAACAAGGCTTTTTTACCTTTGATTACCAGCAGCCAATACAAAACCAAGTGTTGTATGCGCGTACAGCTGCCAACGTCGAAATTGTCGCGGCTACCGGCACCCTGACCACTACGCCCACGTGTACGTGGGTAACGCTCGACAGTCAAGTTGAGGATTGGTTAGGCATAGGCACCGCTACAGCTGCCGACGCTACGTTTTTAACGCAATGCCGCACAAGTGCAAACGCTGTTTGTTACAAGCGTCGCCAGCAAGCCGGGTACGTTGACAGTTTGACGACCTCACCGAGCGCCGCGGTAACCCTTGGCACGGTGGCTTATGCAGGCTTTTTGTATAGGCAACGTGGTAGCGCTGGCATGGATTACGCGTCGTTTGATGGTATGACTACTGGCGGTTCAACAGGCTTTAGCCCAATGGTTAAACAGTTGTTGGGTATTGACCGCCCCGCGGTGGCCTAATGCCCGTACCCGCATACACCGACCTTTTTAACGTCGCGCTAGACAACCTTACAACGACGCTAAACACGATTACGGGGCTAACCGTTACTAATGACCCGCGCAACATTAACCCGCCGTGCGCGTTTATAGACGCCCCAAGCTTTGTGGCGTTTAATTACAACATTGTTGAAATTACGTTTCCAGTACGGCTTATTACCCTTGGCCCGGGCAACCTAGACGCGCAACGCTCGCTAATGAACATGGCAGCTTTACTACTTGCCAAAAACGTAGCGGTTACTGGCGGCCGCCCAACGGTAGCGGTGTACGGTGGGGCCGAGTACGCCGCCTATGATTTAACCATTGACTTGAAAGCGAGTACCACAGCATGAGCAAATACACCGTTGTTAGCCCTCGAGTGGGTACACCCGGCGACGAATTTGACCTAGACCTAGCTGTAAAGCGCGGTGCCAACGTTGAGGCGCTACTTGCTGGCGGCTTTATTAAAGTATCCGCACCTAAGCCCGCAAAAAATGCTAAAAAAGACATAGACACAAACGAGGAGTAACCCCATGGCCACAACAACTTACCTAAGCAACCCGGACGTAACTATCGCAACGGTTAACTTGCGTGACCAGTGCACCGCCGCAACGCTTACCCGCACGGTAGAAGCATTGGAAAGCACCGCATTTGGTGACACCGCCCGTTTCAACGTTGGCGGCCTCGAAAACAACGAGCTAACACTTACTCTTTACATGAGCTATGCCGCAACCGAAACATACGCAACATTGGCCAGCCTTGTTGGTACCCAATGCAACGTGTTGGTTTCGCCACAAGCACCGACAACGCCAAACACTTATTCGGCAACCAACCCGGGCTTTATTCTGACAGGCA